CATGTTCTTTTCTTTCTCATTCCATTCTTTTATAAATTCAGGCGACTCTTCGCTAACAACATCCATCTTTCTTAATAAAGAATATTTTGCTGAATTTCTAATATGCTCTGGTGTGTCAATCAAGCAATAAGCAACGCAAGCTTTTTCTAATCCTAACAAATCCATATATCCGTTTACCTGCGCCTCGTATGTTGAATCTAATTTATCAGGTATATTTGAAAGGAATGTAATCCAATCCCAACTTGACTTTGTATCATATACCATTTCATCAATAACATCAGGAGTGCCTATAAAAAAATCATTACTAAATACTTCAGTGTTTTTACTTAATGGTCTTTTAATAGTAAGTGATAACATATCTATTGCTTCCGGCTCTACTGTATTGCCTTTGTCTGTGTATTTGTTATCAATCTCTTTTTTAAACCCGTATTTTTTATTTGCATACACTTCTATCAAATGCGTCTTTGCTGTTTTAGAAAGTTCGCCAGATTCTTTATCTGCTTTAGATACAGGTTCGGTTAATAATTTACCAATGCTACTGCAATGAATGAGTGTGTTATAAAATTCCATTATTTTATGCTTTTTAGTTTTTTGTTATAGTGTTCTAGTAATTCAGGATTGCTTTTGGACATTAATTCCCAAGATTTTAATTCTGCCCTTGTTTTACAAGCATCAATAAATTCTTTAGTTTTTTCAGTTAATGTTTTCTTTGATTGTGTTGGAATAGTTTCTATTTCGATTTGGTCTTCATAGAAATAACCTAAATCTTTTAGTTTTGCCACATTTTCTTTGTGGTATTCTTCTACTAATGATTTAGCGGTTTCCAAAGCTTCTTTAGCATCTTCTCCGGCGTTAATAGCCACTTCTACGCCAATCTTTTCTGAAGCGTAGTTTCCTAAATTGAATGTTCTTTGATAATTGATTACTTGGATGTGCATAGCAGTTGTGTGTTTTAAAAAATTGGTAGCAATCTCATCATTAATTGCCTTTCTTTTTTATGAAAGAGCTTAAGTGTAGAAATTGCGTACCAATTGGGGGATTTGATTTTTAGTTGAAGCCTATCTTACTCTTATTACCTGTGTTGTGTTTTCAATGACTTTTATCTTAAAGATTTTGTCTTTATGGTCTTCTTTTCTTTTTAGATTTGAAATCATTACAGCAATGGAAGTATAGGGGTTGTCAAATTCAATAATTTCATTCACTTCTAATGAAGAAACTTTACTTGAAACCGAATCTGGGTTAATGTGTCTTGCCATTTTTGATAATTTTTAACAAAGTTAAGTTAATTATTTTAAATTAAAAAACTATTTTTAAATTAATTTTGTTGTCTAATAGGGCAACTTTTGTTTACCAAAACGGGAACTTTGTTTCTTATTTGCATGAATTTTACATTAGGATTCATGCAATAGTTTATAAAATGGAAATATATGTCTAGTTTTTGATATTAAAAACTTGACAATATCCGAATTAGTGTCACCGATTTATATAAATATGTGACAAAGTGATGGTCAATTCGGAGTTTACTTGTATTAAAATAATGGTAGTAATACTACTACTATTATCAAAAAATGCAACTTGTTCAAGTTTTGATAGTGTTCACGGAACATGAACAATGGTAATAAGTGAACATAGTAAAGCCATTACTTTACTTTAAGGGGGGTAAAGTAAAACTAAAACTTTACTATTTTACTTTACTCAATGGAGTGAGTAATTTTACTCAATGAGCCGTAAATGATTGATAAACGGCTCAAGATTGATTGATAAATGCACATCATAAAGTGCGTTATATGTCGCATATTGCCACCATTAGTTCCATTAATGACCACTTATGTGGGATATTTCCATCGCAAATCCGGCAAATGCCTATAAACATTCGCTTTAGCGAAAAAAAATTCCAGAACGCTTGGAGGAAGAGGGGGTAACGCCCAGAATCAGGGGGCGGTCGAGCGAAAGGGGAAGTCGAGCAAATCAAGGTACGGGGGTTCGGTTTTTGGTTTTCGGATTCGGTTTATAGTGTAGTATAATTAATATGTTCCCGACCTGCATACAAAGTAATATGGTATTGAGTTTGGTATGTGTTAGCGGATTGATGAAGGGGGGATATATTACACGCAATTATTGACGGGGAAATATGTTAAAATGATATGTTAAAACTTTAACAAACCTTTAACTTTTGTGTTGATTGTGGTATGAATTAGGGGGTGTATATTAAATTAATAATGTAGCTACATTTCTTGGTTTTAATTTAATTATTGTGTATATTTGTAGCTACAAACAATAAATATGGCAAAAAGTAAACCAATCGGAGTTAGATTTGACTTGGAAAAGTTAGAAATGATTCAAAAAGAACAGAATTTAACTTCCATGCAATCTGTTTTAGATTATCTTATGGATTTTTATTTGGCACATAACCAATCTGATAAAATAATTGCAGAATTAGATAAAATTAAAACGAAAAGAGGCGCACCATTTAAAAATATGCCTCCTTATGGCACCACAGGAACCTCAAATTTAGCAGATATGTTAGCGAATGATACAGTTACCGCAAAAAACACAATAACGCCGCCAAAGGGCTTAAAGGGGATAGATTTGGTTATTTGGAAATCTGAAAATAATTTAAAATAAAATAATTAAATTTTTAAAAAAATACTACTTTTACAAAGTTCTGTGTTTTTTTGATTGATTTTTAGTTGAAGCCCTCCTTTTTAGGAGGGTTTTTTTATTTGTTTTGATTATAATATTCAATCAACACTTGCGGTATTTTTCTTCTTTCTTCTTCAGCAACATTTGGGTATATTTTTATAAACTTTTCTATTATTTCATCAAAACAATTCATATCTATAAGGTCGATTATGCTATTATCAAAATTAGTATGGCAACTATTACCCCAAAAGCAAAGTTCAATCCAATTGTCTGGATGCGTAGCAACTGATGGAAATAATCTTTTTGGCAATATATGCGCTATACTATAATGAAATTTTTCATCATCTTTTTTTGATGATGGATTATTACAATTAGAGCATATCCCTTTCATTTCTTTTCTACGTTCCTTAAACCAATCCCACAACTGCTCTTTGTCTTCTTTTATATTTTCGTGCCTATATTTTATAATTCTATTAGCTGTATCTTCAAGTGTTGCGTGTTTTTTACATCTACTTTTGCTAAAATTATAATCATAACAACCACATTTAAGTTGCTTTTTCTTAACTATTATTGTGCTATATGTCATTTTGTTTGTTATTTGCTATATCGTTTAGTAATCTTGTTAATGGAATTAAAAACCCCTTGGAAGTATTATTATCGCCTCCATTTTTTAGAAATATACTTTGTTTAAAATAAACTCTGCAAACTTCTTTTAAAGCTTTAGTTGGCAATATTAATGAAGAGTCAAGTTCACTCATTCTGTAAATCCAATAGTCTGCAGTAGTAGTCGCTAGTCCACTTGGCTTATCTCTTGATTCATATTCAATAAATAAATTTCCTGTTTTATGTATTAACCTATCGTTTTTTACTTCAATAAGTTTACCATTAGAAAATAATTCATTTATCCAATCTTCAGCTTTTTCGCCAAAATTCAAATCATGCGTAAAACTAGATGAGTATTTCATTATTTAAAAGTTTGATTGTAGTATCTTTCTCCCCAAGTTGTTTTATCTTCAAATGCTGAATTACAAGCATCTATTATCTGCTCTTTTTCTTTTATAATTAAAGATTTAGAGTATTCAATAGTACCTTCTATTGCAGCACACGCTTGTAACATTTGTGCATCAGATAGTACTTTATATCTTAATTCTAAATCATCTAACATTAATTGCATTGCTGTTTTCATAGGTTATTTGTTTTAGCAAAGATAATTAATTTAATTAAAACACAAAATAATTTTAAAAAAAAGTTAAAAATATTTGGGGATATAAAAAATAAGACTATTTTTGTTCCTCAATAATCAAAAACAAATTTATGGAAATCAAAACTGAATTAAGACTCCACGAGAGAATTAAAGAGGCTTTAGATGGGCGTACACAAAGGTGGTTATCACTAAATGCTAAAATCCCAGAATCGGAATTATCACGAAAGATGCAAGGTAAATTATTATTTACCGATGCTGAAATAACTCGTATTAACGAGGCTTTGAAAACCGATTTTATTAACGATTAATTACAAAAAGATGGCTAAAAGATTTACCGATACTGAAAAGTGGAAGAAGCCCTTTATAAGGGGCTTACAAGGTGCTTATAAGCTCCTTTGGTTATATATCTGCGATGATTGCGACCACGCAGGTATTTGGCAAGTGGACATAGAGGTTGCAGCAATAAGAATTGGTGAAAAAATAGATTCAAAAGAAGCAATTAAAAGTTTTGATGAGAAAATTATAATTTTTGATAAAGGTAATAAGTGGTTTATACCATCTTTTTTAGAATTTCAGTACCCATCTGGTTTAAATCCCGACAATAGAGCGCACAATTCTGTAATCATATTGCTTGAAAAATATAATTTAAGAATATCTAAAGATAAGCCCCTTATAAGCCCCTCGGAAGGGTCTATGGATATGGATATGGTTAAGGATATGGATAAGGATAAAGTTAAAGGAGAAAAAAAAGTAAAATTTAAAGAAAATATTTTATTGACACAAAAAGAGCATTTACAACTTATTGCGGAATTTGGTGAAAATGTAAATGATTTTTATGAATATTTGTCAGCGTATAAAATAGAAAAGTCATACAAAACAAAATCAGATTACCTAACTATCAAGAGATGGGTCGTAGATGCTATTTTAAAGCAAAATAAGACAGCTTTTCCTAAGATTGGTAATAAGTATCAGAACGAATTAGAAACCGCTAGAAACGCCTTTAAACCAATATAAACGATGATTACCATTTTTAAGAACATTTTTTCCAAAGAACCAAATTACATTTCAGTTGAATCTGCGTTAAAAAGAATACAGCAGGGTAAAAGTAAAACAACCGTAGAGGAAATTAGAAAAACGATTGATAAAGAGAAAGCAAATAAGATAAAATTAAACCTTCCGTCTATTTGCTTTAGTGGAAAATTTGGAGCGGATAGAACCGATGTCCAATTAATTCAACATAGTGGTTTTGTTGTGCTTGATTTTGACAATATCTTTGAATTACGAGAAAAGCAAACTGAAATTATATCAAATCCATTTGTTTATGCTTGTTGGATTAGTCCTTCTGGAAATGGTTTAAAGGCATTGGTAAAAATAGCCAATGGGGCAAAACATAGAGAACACTTTCAAGCATTACAAGAAGTTTTTCCCGAAATTGACCGAAGTGGGATTAATGTAAGTCGGGTTTGTTACGAGAGTTATGATACTGAAATTTACATAAACGAAAATGCTGAAGTATTTAAGAAAATTAAGAAAACAGAGAAAGTTGTTGTTTATGAAAAGAATGATGATGATGAAAAGACATTTAAAAATATTGTTACTTGGCTTTCAAATAAAAACGAGGCTTTTGTAACAGGAGAAAGGAATAATTTTATATTTAAATTAGCATCCGCATGTTGCCGATTTGGTATTAATGAAATGACAGCTAATTCAATGATTCATAGTGAGTTTTTAACTAATTCGGAGTTTACAAAAAGCGAAGCAGATAGAGCAATTCGTTCTGCATACAAGGCAAATTCTGGTAATTTTGGTAGCGCATCTTTTGACAAAGAGATTTTAGTTGATAAAGTTTCTAGGAGAGAGGTTGAAGTTGAGAAGGCTGTATTTGATGAAGGGTTAAAGTTGAAGGATGTTATTTACGGAATTGATGTAAAGGAGCAAGCCTTAAAAATTTATGATGAAGGATATGCTAGGGTTGATGGCATTGGAGTTCCTGAATTAGATGAAAGATTTAAACCAAAGAGAGGGGAAATTACCGTACTTACAGGAATAGGAAACTATGGTAAATCTTCATTTAAAAAATGGTATCAAGCTATGAGGATAATGTTGTACGGAGAGAAGTTTGCTACATTTTCACCTGAAGATAATCCACCTGAAGAATACTACCACGACTTTGTTGAGATAATATTAGGATGTGATTGCAGTCCTGCAAATCCACATAGACCAAGTAAGCAGGTTTACGAATATGTTTACGATTTAGTTTGCCATCATGTGTTTTATGTTTATCCAAAAGATGTATCACCTACGCCTCAATACATAATGGAAGTGTTTTTAGAATTGATTGTTAAGGAGAATGTTGATGGAGTTGATATTGACCCTTTTAACCAATTGACAAATGAATATCAAAAGTTTCAAAGAAGTGATAAATATTTGGAGTGGGTGTTATCAGTGTTTTCAAGATTCTCTCAAATCAATAATATTTTCTTTTGGATTGTTGCGCATCCAACAAAAATGCAAAAAGCAGCAGATGGAAATTATCCATGTCCAGATGTATTTGATTTAACTGATGGAGCTATGTGGAATAATAAGATGGATAATATCCTTGTGTATCATAGACCTTTTGCTCAAACAGACCCTCAAAATCCGTCTTGTGAATTTCATAGTAAAAAAATTAGAAGGCAAAAGATTGTTGGTAAAAAAGGCTTTATTTTGTTCCAAATGTTTTTCCAAACTAGAAGATTTTTATTTAATGGATTGGATTCATTGCAGAAAATTATAAACGACAAAAATATAATTTTAAGACCAGATGTTGCAGTGCAAAAGACATTTGATAATTGGGTTCCTTATAAAGATGAAAATGGTGAAGAAGTAAATTTTTAATATAAAAAACAAAAACAATGATTAGAATTTCTGTAATCGGAAGGCTTGGGCAAGATGCTCAAGTAAACAATGTAAATGGTAAAAGTGTAATTAATTTCTCTGTAGCTTACAGCGAAAAGTTTAAAAACCAACAAGGGGAAGATACCGAAAGAACAACTTGGGTTTCTTGCGCTTATTGGACAGATAAACTCAATGTAGCAAACTATTTAAAGAAAGGAACGCTAGTTTATACAGAGGGTAAACCTGAAGCAAAGTCTTATCAAAACAATAAGACAAATGAAAATGTTCCTCAATTACATTGTAGAGTATCAACAATACAATTATTATCAAGTAGTAATAAAGAAGAAAACAATTTTTAATGTATATTCACGAATTAAACAACCCAATAGATGTTGAAACTCCCCTCGGATACGGAAAAGCAATCGCATGGATTGACTACGGCAGTGACACAAACACTGTTTGGAAAGTCATACTATACCACAACAGCATGGTGCGGAACTTTTACGACGACGACATACTTGTTTACCCCAATAAAATGGACGGCGGCGAATTAGATAAAGATTATTTCAAAAACAAAAAATAATGGCAAAACTAACCAATTCATCCAAAGTTACATTTGGAACAAAAAAATCAGGAAGAGCAAAAAAATCTTACAATAAAAGTAATCCAAGACCAAAGGCTTACCGAGGTCAAGGGCGTTAATTAATTAAAAAACACAAAAATTAAATTAAAAATGAAATTTAAACCATTAAACAAAAGGGTATTGGTAAAGCTTGACGAAGCAAAAATGCAAACAGATGCGGGAATCTATCTTCCGCAAACGGCTCAAAATGATTTTTCAACAGGCAAAGTAATTGCTGTTGGAACTGAAGCTGCGCTTGTTAAAGAAGGCGATAGAATAATGTTTGCCCATAGCGTAGGGGTCGATATTGAAGTAGATGGAGAGAAGTTGAGGTTAATACCAGACGAAAGTTATATTGACGCTGTGATTTAATTTAAAAAAATGCCTTCAAAATTTTTGGGGGCATTTTAATTTTTAATAAATAAAAAAGTCTAATTTTATGCCATATATGCAAGCACAACCGGTAAATCATATTTTTTTAAGTTTAACAAAACCTATTCAAGATACAATTAAAGTAGGTGATTTAGAGTTATATCTTGACGGGTCATATAGACCCGAATGGAACGCTACAGTAGTAGGTGAAATTTATGGATTGCCAAAAAATCCAAAGGGAGATAATTCTAAAGTTGTTTCTAAACTTAAAAATGGAGATAAGGTTTTATTTGATTATTCCGTAGTCGCAGAAAGAAAATTTGAATCAGATGGCGGAAGTTTTACGGAAATAACAAAAGATAGTCCTTATTATCAAAAGTTTACAAATGGCAAAGGAGAGAGATTGCTTATTGTAGCAATGCCGGGGAAGATAACTCATATTTGGGTAGGTACATTGCATGATAAAAGAGGTAATTTTGTTGACGGATGTCAAGGGTCTGAACATGATTTAAGTAGATGGAAGTCTCAATTTAGTTTTGGAGAAACGCAAAAGTTTTTATTTAAAAATTTAATTGACATAAACGACAAAGATGTTTGGAAAGCTGATTACAGAGATATATATGCCAAAATAGTTAAGGATGAGCTTATAACAGTTGGGGATAGAGTTATTTTAGAACCAATTGATGAAAACATACCAAAAGATGTAATTAAACAAATGGGTATTGTTGATACTATTGAAGCAAAAGTTAGATTAGGAGATAGAGCAAAAGTGTTATCAGCTCCAGATGATTCTAACTTAAAAAAAGGAGATATTATTGGTTTTGAACCACAATATCTTGAGAAATATGAATACGGAGATAAATCTTATTATTTAATAAAATCCCATAGAGCATTGGGAATTTGGGAGGAAAATTAATATGGCATATAATTTAAACGAGATATACAACTTTATGGTCTTCATTGTGCGTAAAGAAAGAGGTGTATTTGTTACAATACCTGAATTTGAGTCAACACTTGATAACGCACAAATAGAAGCTGTATCAGGTTGGTTTGAGCAGTATGGCGCAACGCAAAAGATTCATGACGCAATTAGAAAGCTTCGTTCACAAGTTCAATTTACTTCTGCATCAGACGGACAGGTTAATTTTGCTTCTGACTATTTGCATATGATTGGCGGCGCATATACCGTTACAGGTAGCAGTATAAATGCAGTAAGATTTGTAAACGAAGACGAAATAGCGTTAGCTTTAAAGAGCCAATTAAGACCTGTAAGCACATCGTTACCAATAGCAAAGGATACGGCAACCGGATTTCAAATATACCCGCAAGTTGCTCAAACTGGTTTTTATAATTACTTGAGAAGACCGTTAAAGCCTGTTTATGGATATACTCAAGCACCCGGTTCTAGAACATTAACATATGACAACGCTACAAGTACACAATTAGAATTTACGGATGTTTATATTAATAATATTATTTCAATAGCATTAAAGTTTTGGGGCATCAATATGGCTGAACAGGATATACAGGCATTTGCACAAAATCAAACGCAAGAAACTAAATAAAAATGGCTAATAGCACTAAATACCTTTTGGCTGAACAAGTACAAACCCGACTAGCCGGCGGATTCAGGGACGCAAGTCAACCTGTACAAAATGTAGATATAGTTAAAGCGATAGAGCAGATTATCAACTCTATGTTTCAAATGCAGTATTACAATGCTACATTGCCAACAGGAGAAACTATTCCAGATAATTTAATGATAGCTTTTTATGAAAATATACCTGTAACAACTCTTGGTGATAAATCGCAAGCCGAGTTGCCAATTATCCCAATTTCTTTACCAAGAAATATGGGTGTTTATAGGGTTACAGACGATAAAGATAATGATTTTATTCCTGTCCCATTAGGGCAAGGAGCATTGTTGAGGGCTGATAAATTATTGAATGATTTGCTTGGTAATGTTTGGTTTGAAATAAGAAAAAATGTTGTTATTTTTTCAAAAGATATTTTATTGCTTGGCATTGATACGGTAAATATGTATTTGATTGTAATGGATATATCATTGTATTCAAACACTGACCCATTGCCAATACCTGCAAGTATGGAAGAGGAAATTGTAGAGAAGGCGTTTGCTAAATTTGCTACAGTTATTCCGGAAACAGGTTTAGTTAACAATTATAGTTCAGCAACACAAAAAATTAATTAGAAATGACCACAGCAAGTTTAGATTATATAGTTAAGAATTTCCTTTTAAAAAAAGGATATCCATTGCATTGGTATATGCAATTTATGGTTTACGCATCAGACTGTCTTCGTGATATAACATTTGATGATTTGCGTGTTATAAATACAAAAATACTTCCTGTTAATCAGGCTATTAATACAGCAGAATTACCAGAAGATTATCAAGATTATGTAAATGTCAGCGTTATGGTTGGACAAAGAATACGACCATTAGTGCCTACTTTAACATTAAATCCATTAACAAGTTTAGATACAAATAGCAATTTTAACCCACAAGATTGGACAGATAACTTAACGCCTCCGGATTCAAACAACGGACAAGCTCAATTGTATTATGGCGCATTGCCGTATGCTCAATGGTTTACGGTTCATTATAATGATTTTGGTGAAAATATTGGTAGATTTTTTGGTTTAGGTGCAGGGTATCAAGAAGATACTTTTCAAGTTTTTAAAGAAAGAAATCAAATTCAAATAGACCAAAAATTATATGTTGAAAATGTAGTATTGCAATATATTTCAGATGGTCAGTCAGCAGATGCTGCAACATTAGTAGACCCATATGCAATAAAAACAATTCAAGCTTATATTGATTCTCAATTAAAAGCTCATAATAGAAATTATAATATGGGTGAAAAGCAATTAGCTCAAAATGAATACATTCGTGAAAGAAAGATATTGAGAGCAAGAAAAGCTGATTGGAGTGTTGAGAAAATTAAAAGAATTGTACAAAAGAATACAATGGCAGCGCCTAAATCATAATAGAAATGTTAAGAGATAAAAAATTATTTACCGGCGGAACAAATCAAGATGACTCATTGCATTTATTGGATAATGCTCAATACTTGAGGCTAATGAACGGGCGTGTTGGTATTACTCAATATGGTAAAAATTATCGAGTAGAAGGCGTACCCGGAACTACCTCTATAACGCAGTCAGTATATCCTCCTTATGGAACAAATATATGTATAGGAAGTTGTGTTGACATTGAAGGTCAAAGATTGCTTTGGTTTGTATATAATACATTTGATGACCACGGAATTTATGCATTTGATTTTGCAACTTCTACAACATATGCTGTATTGTATGATAGTCAGGTTCAGGGCGGATTGAATTTTAATAAAAATCATAGAATTGACAAAAATTGTAAGGTTAATCAAGGTTTACTTTATTGGACAGATAATTATAATGAGCCTAAAAAAATTAATATTGATAGTGGTATAAAATTAAATTACCCAGCATATGTTACAGATGCCAGAGCTTATACAAGCTTAACCGATTCTTATGAGATTATGTTAATAAGAAGACCCCCGGTGTACGCCCCTTCAATAGTAAAACAATACGACAATCAGTTTATAAATAATTTTATAGCAAATCGTTCTTGGTTATTTGCGTGGCAATATGTTTATTTTGATGGAGAAGAAAGCGTTCTTGGTGAATATTCAGTTGCTTCTATGTTAAATCTAGTAGAGTTGGGTGTGCCAGAGTTGTATAATCATATATATTGTACCCTAAATTTATTAGAAAAAATACCACAAACTGCAAGAATAATAAGACTTATTGCTAAAGATGAACTTACTAATTCTGCAAATGTAATTAAGACATTTGATAAATTAGTAAACGAACAACCATTCATAGCTCATAACAGCGGAGCAACACAGCTTTCTTTTGATTATTACGGAGATGTAACAGGAGCTACTATTCCTACTTCAATTGCTTCAAAGCCATTTGATAGCGTTCCCTTACTTTCAACTACAATGGAAAGCGCAACAAATAGAATGTTTTTGGCTAATAACCTATCCGGTTATGACACTCCAACTACAACATCGTTAGCTGTAACTCAAACAACAGCAATAGCCGGTGCTAATAAAAGATTTTTTAAAAGCGAATCTTCTTATCAATTGGGTGTTGCTTTTTATGATAAAGCAAGAAGAAAATGCGGTGTTGTAACTAAAAATGATAATATTACCACTACTCCTCCAAAAGTGTTTACTCCAAATAGTAATTTTAATGTAATTCCTATAATAGCAAATTACGACTTTGCTGTTGACAATAACTTTGAATTTGATGTTGTGCAATTGGGTAATTTTACCGCAAGCGGCGGCGCGCCCGGAAATGGAACTTCATTTACAGCTACATCCTCTTTTACTGCTGATATGTCTGTAAATATAATTGGTAATGTAACAGCATTATCGCCCGGATTTACAGTGTTTAGAATAAGAATAATTAAAAATTATGGTTTACCGGCTATTGCAGAACAATTTTTTGATACAGCATCAATGGGATTGCCATATTATTTTAATTCTACCTTGACTTTAAACAATTATGCTATAACAATTGGTGATGTATTCCAAGTTCAATTTATAAGCGCGGGTATTTGCGAATTGGAATGTTATGGTGGCTCACCTTTTACAATAGCATCAGCTAGTACCGCATCAAGCAATGTATTAACACTTAATTGGGCATTAAATAATAACAATACGTTAAATGAAATACCTAGTTGGGCTTATTATTATTCTATTTTAAGAACAGGAAATTTAAAAACAAGATATTTTATAGATTCTTACAGTAGCACTAATAAATATGCATCTAAAAATGTAACTGTTACATCTCCAAATTTTGCTACTTATACTTATTCGGATACTTGGAACGCTACTACAACAAATGCAATTGCGATAGATACAACTATATTGTTACAATCGGGATTAGGTTATAATTATACAGAAGGGGATGTATGCGTGCTTATTAATAGTAGCAGTGTAAGATACGAGTTGCCAGTCATAGGTCAAGATGGAGCGTATATATTATTAAAATCAACCTATTTAGTAAACTCATTACTAAATATTCCGTACATATACGAAATATATACTCCATACATAAGGGGAGAAAATGAACCTTTTTACGAAGTTGGTAATGCATACCCAATAACAAATGCAGGAACCGTTAATAGGCAATATTCTACATTATCTGGTAGTTTAATAGGGGATGTTTTTGTATTTCAAAGACAATTTAATTCTTCCGTATATTACTATGTAGAAGCAATGTCGCCAAATGACCTTTTTTATAAAAATTGGTTTACAGACGAGGGGTTTGTTAATTTTGTTATTTTATTAGGGCAAAATAGAAACGAACATGAGATTAGATATTCTAATGTGTTTACAGCCGGAACTGAAAATAATGGGTTGAGTACATTTGAGGCTTTAAATTATAAAACAATTCCATTAGGTACAGGTAGCATACAAAAGCTACAATTAGCATCAAAAACAACAGAGCAGGGTGTTATAATGTTATCAATTGGCTCTTTCCAAACTGCATCATGCTACTTGGGTGAAGTTCAATTAGTTGGTTCTTCTTCTAATTCGTCTTTAGTTCAAGATGTTGCTGTAATAGGTACGGTCAATGTATTGAAAGGAATGTTTGGAACTACTGCTCCCGAAACGGTGGTAGAATATTTAGGAGTAATATTTTGGTATGATTTGAATAACGGAACTATTGTTCAGTATAGCTCAAATGGGCTATTCCCAGTAAGCTCTTATAAGCAAGAGAAATTGTTTAAGAATTATGCAAAAGGATATTTAGCAGCAAGCGAGGGTAATTTAGATAATATCAATGGATTTCATCATATACCAACATATGTTGACCCTTACCACAAAGAGCTTGGCGTAACATTGCCCGGCTTGATTTATGAAAACTATGCCGACACACTGCCTAGTTACTCTTCGGTGCCATCTTACGCTTCTTCTATTATCAATAGATTTGATATGTCTGACGGGTTGGCTAAAACAGTAACTTTTAATATTCAAGAAAACAAATGGGTAAGTGATTATCAATTCATTGCAGAACAATACGACTATTTTGACAATAGAATGTTTGGATGGAAAAATGGCGCTTTATATGAATTTAATACAAATAGCTCTACATGGAACACTTGGTTTGGACAACAATACCCTGTAAGAATATGTTGGGTTTTAAATAAACCGTTGAGCGGATTAAAAGATATGGCTGAAATTGTAATAGAAGGCAGTCAAGCGCCTAATTTTACGGTTATTTACACGACATTGCCAAATACTCAAATTACTGATTTAACAAGTTCTGATTTTATAAATCAAGAAGGTATTTTGTATGCTAGAATATTGAGGGATAGGTTGTCGCCAAATACAACAGGAACGGCTGACCAAAAACTTAATACCGGAGATGTTGTGCTTTCTCAAATACCTCAAATTATGACCGAATTTCAATCTTACGAATCAATAATTTATGTTAATTTTGTTGATGTAGGGTTTAATTTATCAAGAGGGCAAAATTTTATTCTAGGAAATCAATAAATTGTTTAATTTTAAATAAAAAATTATGTCATTCATAGGAGCAGGAGCAATACTAGGTGGCGTTGGAGCATTAGGTAAATCAATATATGGTATTACCCAAATGAGCAAGGCTAATAAAATCAACCCGGAGTGGGCTAAATATGAAAAAAATCCATTAGCAGAGCAAAACTTAGGAGCAGTAAGAAATTTGTTTTATGGTAGAAATCGCGCGTTTACACAAGCGCAAGCTAACATTGGGCAAGCTCAAGCAAACCAAATAGCTAACGCTCAACGAAATGCAACCGATTCTGCTACCTTGTTAGCTACAGGAGCGGGCGCAGCTGGGCAAGCTGAACTTGCTTTTTCTAATTTAGCTGGTCAAGAACAACAACAACAAGCAGGCGTTTTGGATAATTTAAGTAGAGCTTACGCAATGTCTATTAACGAGGGGGATAAAGTGCAGGCAAATAAATTAATGAAATATCAACTTGACGCTCAAGCTCAATCGGCATTAAGAGAATCCGGCATGGGTAATATATTTGGCGGCGTTAGTGATATTGCTGGCGGGTTAATGCAGTATGGCAATTATAAGAATATAGCAGACGCTTTAAAAAAATAAATATGGCAGAGAATTTAGGTAGTTACGCAGTAAATCTTCCAAAAATATTTCAATCGCCGGGAGAAGCTTTGCAGTCCGCAACAGGAACGGCAGAAAGATTATTGCAAATGAAACAAGCCGAAGATGCTAGAAGTCAAGCGGCGGCAGAAAGGAAAGCCAAAGAACTAGAGGGTGATAGATTAAGGGGTATGGCGATAATTGAGTCTGGGGTTAAATTAGATAAATTACCTCCTGATGAACAAGCTTATCTTGTAGGGCAAGAAGCTGTGTCTAAATTAAAATCTAATTTAATGACACAATTAAATAATAAAACAATTGACCCTATTGCATTGCAAATTCAAGTAGATAATGGAATGAAGGGCATTACAAATGCATCAAATACATTTATTTTAGAGCATAATCAAGCTGATGAAATTGCAAATCAAATTGCAAGAGATAATCCTTCAGTAGATATAGCATCACTTAAAAAAGATTTAAGAGATGATGTTAGAAATAGAAGAATTGCACAAGGGCAGTTTGTTGACCCTACTCAAGTGCAACCATCTTCTCTTATATCTCAAGTAACAAATCCGGAAAATTTATCAAAATACATTACAGAATATAACGCCTTGGATAAGGTCATGAGTAGTAAGCAGTCTAGTACGCCTATTAGGGCTAAACTTGGGACGCCTCAAGAGCATACTATTTATGGAGGGCAAGTTGGATTTTGGGCTAAACCAACATTTGAAACAGACCCTATGGGTTTTATAAAAAAAGGTGGAAAAACTCCATCTATGACAAATACCGGTACAGAAATAGCAAATGAGCCATTGCCCGCTAATTCATTAAAAGGAGT